GGAGTATTATCCGTATTAGCAGCTAAAATAGTATTTGCATCGAACAGACTATTTGCTACATGACCACTTAAAGTCATAACTCCTGTAGTGATATTAACTGATACAATTGAAACCCAACCAGCAGTGACCGTATATCGTTTAAGAATCTCTGGATTTGCAGAGTTATCCCACCACAACATGCCTTCAAAAGGACTTGCTGGGGCTGTTGCTCCCCTATTACAAGATGCTGCTGCTGCAAATAATTCTGCAAGTGAAGTGCCTAATTCCACCATATTAAGTGGAGAACCAGGAATTGTATATGTAGTTACTTGTGACATGTTAAACCTCCTCTAAACCGTGGCCTCTTGCCACGCCAGATATTGTATGAGTTCCTGAACTAAATGCTATATGAAAACCTGTTCTTGTTATTGTGGCAAGAGCATATGCGGCTCCATCATTTACACTAAGACTCAGACTTGGTATAGAATAAAAGGGGTAAGCATAAATCACATTTTCTCCTGCCCCACTAATCTCTTGGTCAAAGCCTTGTGTTCTGTCTGCTAAATCAACATAAATGTCTACTGCCTCAACTATTGGTGTAATTGAACTATCCCCACTCCAAAGATATAACCTAAATTGGAATGCTCTGGCGGTAAAATCCCCGACTATAACATGTGACCAGTCTGTCCATGTGGGGGAACCTGCTGGGTCATCTTCAGTTGTTCTTAATTCTAACTCAACTCCACATCCTCCAGTAGGGACTCCATACAGATTTACTATATCATATAAATCTGCATAATCATACAAATCATCGTAAAGATTTACTGCACTTGTAGAAAGCGAAGCTGAGATTCGTGCAGTATATACCCCACCAAGGTCTACTTCATCGGATAACGTGTAAAGTCCATCTTCAGCAATACCTAGTTCATACATGGTTACTTCATCAAAGAACATGGTGCCGGGAGAAGATGCATGAGAAGTGCTTTTACGAAGTTTAACATAGCATGGGGTTTCCGTACAATCAAAATCAAAAGAATTGGATACCCACGTTGTCGTGGATGTATCTGATACTGTCCCTTGAGTTAGTGTATCACCATCTACTACAAACATATAGTCATCATTCCCTGCTGTTCCTGACTTTACATAGGCAGATAGTCTATAGGATTTTCCTACGACTAAATCAATACCCGTGGAATTGGCTTGTTGGAAGTCTCCAGCAGCACTTGTTAATTTAAGGCAGTCTCCTTCGTAACCACTTCCTGCTGCTTCTAGGGTACAATCTTCACCAGCCCAGCCTGTCGGTGTAGCATACTCAACATAATCTCCACTTGCAATAGCGGTGGCTTCATCAGCAGTGAGAACATCTTTGAAGACCACTACTTCGTCTATCTTACCATCAAACCTTGACCCAATATAACGAGAACCATTATAAAACTGAACACCAATTAGAAAAGGAGCTAGTGTGTAACTTATATCATTTGTAGCTGTACCCTCTACATCTGTCCCTAAAACAGCACCAGTAGCATCTCTTAAGCGTATAGCATAGGATTTATCAGAAGCATCGAAAGAAAAAGTTACATGATACCAAGTATCTAATGATAGAGATGTTCCATGTAATGTTAACTCTTCATAATTAGCTCCACTGTTATACCCAATCATCACCCCCACAACATGATTATCTCCACTTGGTTTAACTCTTAATGAAAAACTCCTTTGACTGAATCCAGTATCATATTTACTAACAATGGCGTTTAGATCACTCGCAGTAGCAAAGGATTCACAGTTAAACCAAGCACAAACACTCATTATACCATTTGATGTCCCTGATTTAAAGGGAAAATCAGAAGACAAGTCAGTATCAGTTCTAGAAAAATATTGAATGTTGTCTAATTCTAGGTCAGCACTTCCACTACCTTCTTTATAATCAGTACTTACAGTAGGAGGATTTGCTGAAGCTGTTAAGATATTATCCCCCTTATCATCATGAGTAAAGGTAGCCCCAGCCTCAAATCTAAAGCGAGAAACACAATTATCATCAGTATCAAAATCATTTGAACCAGGAGTACCAGAAGTAAAATCCGAACCATTTGTGATTAAATTTTCACCTACTGGCGATGGTGATAGGTAGATACCTCCTATATCCTCATCATAGTCAGCACCAGCACCTGTCCCACTCCACGTAGGCTGCGAAATAGTGTCTGCGTTGGTAAATCCTGGTATGCGGATAATACTCGCTTTAGCTATTGTAGCAATTGAACTTTCATTTCCTTTATAATCCACTGCTTTAATCAAATATGAACCTACCATTGCAGGTACGGTAATGGATGTTGCAGGCATAGCAACTCTTTCTACTATATCAATAGAATCTTCCCATACTGCACCAGTGGTTAAAGGTGACCACCTAATTCGATAATGACTTAAATCAATATCTGTAATCGGATACCAAGATAAATGTGCCTGACTTCCTAAAAGATTACAAGTAAAGTAGGTAACATCTGATGGTAATTCAGATTGACCGATGACAACATGATTCAGTGTTGCCGTCCACTCAGAAGGGATACCATACACACTAATACTTCTAGCTGCAATATGATAGGTACCGCCCTCCACAACATCAGTACAAATCGCAGTAGAATCATCACCTGGACATGTAACATGAAACCAATCCTCTGAATCAGTAAGTTTATAACGTACTTCATAAGAACCAATTCGTATATTTGTAGTATCTACACCACATGTAACAAAGATTCTCGGTGAGAGATAACCACTTATCCCCAGTTCAAGTGTCTCAGTACCAGATTGTACTGAGAGTATGTTAGGAACAGTTGGGATAATCAGGGTAACGTCTGACTCCCGTGTTATATTTGTATCAAAAGGAGGTATCGTCCCTTGATCAGCTTCATAGATTGCTTCTCCAAGATCAACAAGCTCCAGAGTAGCCGATAAGTCATCTGAACTACGAATAGATTTCACAAGGCACTCATTGGTTTCTCTTGTTAATTCCCCAATGATAACCAAATCCCCAACGGGGGGTATTAAAGGGTCTCCTACATCTAATGCGGTTTCAAAGCGGGCTATATCATACTCCCCCACAGCCATAGGTGCCAGATTGATTAGTTGACTTGTATCATCATCACTTCTTCTAATCCTCATAACATATTGCGATGAATTTGTTATAGAGAATCTTTCATCTAATTTTACCCCAACAACTTGTGTAACAGATTCCACCCCTTCTTTATTCCATTCAGCGGTTTCCGTATCTTCCCAAGTCGTTATTCCTACTTGATCTTCAAAATATTCATATTCATTACTTTGGAAACTGGTTTCTGTAACGATTGCCTTTATTCTTCCCCATCGTGTACCCCACATTGGCACATCATGAGATACTAAAACTTTAGAACCTCTACGACAGACAAGATGCTCAAAATCCATAGACAAGGTATATATTTCTGGTCTAAGTCTTGCTTGAGCTATGTGATACCGACCAAATTTCCAAATAAGGTCTGGGTCTGTTATCCCTATTAATGGTATACTCTCAAATTGGGTTGCTTCTACTAAAGTTGTAGTAACGGTATTAACCTCAACCCCAAAGGCATCCATCATATTGTAGTAATAACCATCATCTAGAACAATACGCTCATCATCTTTCCAATCATTATCTTCATTCTTATATTCTATACGAAAACCATGTGGGGGATTAAAAAGAACCTTACTAGAGGAGAATCCCCAACTGTTTCTAGGGGTTATATGTTGTACTACTGCGGTATCAGCTCGGTCATAAACAACTCCCCATAAACCTTCTGCCAAACTTGGTGAACCTCTTCCAGCAGCAGCGATATCCGCACAGGTATTCCACACAGAGGTGGCAGATTCTCGTATCATGTTAAAGGCATAGGTTTCGGTTCCACAGAAGTTATACCATTCTCCTAATTCAGTATCATTTATCTGAGCTATGCTTCTAGCTCTTACATTAGCAGGGTGCATTAATACACTACGATAAAGAGCAGCAGGGTTTGAAGATACTGCCTCGCCTGTCCAACTATCCCCATCCCAGACAGTGACATAGGAACTTACAATACCACTTAACTCACTGATCACACCATTTAACTGCTTAGTTGCTCTAATTCGTAAAGCAGTCATTGCTAATGGTAAATTAAAATCAATAGGGTGTTCATTCTTAATCGCTCTAATAGATGTCCACATAACGGTATTGGATATTTTATCCATATACACGGGTTGATAATATAAATCTTTAATTATACGAACTTCATATATCCCATCTCTAGAAACACCTTCCGTTGCTCCCCATCTATAGCCCCATCTAAGAGGTTTGGCTCTATTCTCTTTCCAATATTTACTAGTTAATTCTATCCAAGGCTCTGTTCCTTGAACTCGCCATTCCACATGAATTTCACATTCTGCTTGCTGTCGTGTTCCTTCAGAATCAAACTGATAAAGCCCTACTGGAAGAAGAACATCAACACTTATCTCATCTGCATTTTGGACAACCTTTATAACTTCTCCCCAGCCTAAAGATGAATAATCGGCTTTATATACTCCTACGGAATCAAATAATAGGGTACCAGGAGCGGAAGCATGAGAGGAGGTTTTTCTTAACACTAAGGTCTCATCTCCATACGTCTGGGTATAAGAGAATGTAATCTTCTGCCATTCCGAGTTAGCCGTAAACGTTTCCTCATGTAAGATTTTTGGATTGGTGGAGTCGGTAGTTCCTTTCGGACTCCACACAAATATCGTACCCGTTTTTGTAGCTGCTGTTCCCTCTTTTACCCAAGCGGTGACGGTATAGACTTCTCCTTTTTTTACATTTGTCATTCGTTGACTTATTTGTTGATAGGTTCCTGAGGTACTAGTCAAAGCACCACATTTCCCTGCCAGACCCCCATCACTTCTCACTAAATATCCATTGAATACATCCCAACTTCCTATAGTAAGATATGCATCTTCGTATGTCCAGTTATAACCATTCTTTACTTTACTTACTGAGGGATCGGTGGGGTCTACTAACTCCAAATTAATATGGTCTTGCTGCACAGATTCAGGCATAAGAGTAATAGGGGCATCATCGACTCTTCCTTCTCTAGTCTCAATTTCATAATCTGAATAGAGGGAGAGTAAAGTATCTCCTATTTTAATATCTTCAATTTTTAAGGGTCCATACCCCCATACAAATAACATCCGAAGATACTCTTCATTCCCTACAATTTCTGTATATGGTGCAGCACCATATACAGGAAACATTTTATGCCTACCTAACACGACTGGTATTGTACCAAACAAATTCACCTTGTTTTGCGAACCTGTAATTGAATACGGTTGTTTTGGGTTTGGATTAGGGGAGGTTCCTGTATCTAAAGGACGTATAGGTGCAATAGCATTAATTAACATAGACCCTGCTGTCATAACTGCCATAGAAACCA